CAGAACGCATGTTACCCGTAGTGTAGTCTCGCCAACGCTTGGTGATTGTTACCTGCTTACCCTGATTCCAGAACAGGTTGCGTAGCATCATAAAGTTCTTCTCGAACTCAGCGCGCATTGTCTTGTTGGCAGGTACATTTCCATCGGAATCTGAACCCTTAACCCACATATTGAAGCTCATTGATCTACCGTCAGGGCGACGTGTCTGAAACACCGTTCCGGGACGATATGGAATGGTCAAATCCTCACCACGAAGGGGTGGAGGAGTTTGTAGGTCTCCACCCCACGTGGTTACGTTGTAGGCATACGTCTGAAGTGGAACACCGTTGATGTCCCAGTACGTATCTGTGCTTAGTGCCATAGGCTTCTAGCCTCCTACATATATCTTATCAGGAATCTGAGCCGGTGCGGGCCAGACTCATGTATGCAATGTTCCTAATGGCCTTCGGCAGGGAAGTGGAAGGCTTCTCAGGAACAGGGTTGTTCATGATGACCTTATCAATGTTGATCGAGTTATCCGTGATCTTAGGTGCACCCTGAGAGAGCACGGAAGCCGGAGATGAACCCAAGGTGCTACGTCCCATGAGTCCCGATCCACCAAGGAGTGCCTTCAGTGCGCGACTCTCCTGAGGATCAAGAACAGCCTCTGGCTTGCCAGACTTGTTGACCGCAAGACCACCATGAGGTAGCCATCCACCATTGTCGTATAGACCTGGGATGACGCCACCATTCTTCATGGCCCAGTGAACGTGATCCCAGTGGTTACTACGTACAGGCTCTCCCCAGAGCTTGTTCTGTCCGTTCTGAAGCTGACGACCTCCGGCAGGGGAGTAGATAAGCTCTCGGGAGTTCGGGAAGTTCTTACGAATCCAGTTGAAGATTTCCATAGACGGCGTAACGTCAATGGCTCGTCCCTGGGTGTGGTAGGAACCCTTCACTCCACCCACGGCGGCGTTACCACCGGGGCTACGGTATGCAGATGTCAGTCGAGCACTAGGGAACTGCTTCTGAATGATGGCCCACTGCCTCTGCCATCCGAGATTGTTCGCGCCCGCTCCGCCTCCGGAAGGGTTGGCGCTGAACCAGGACTTTACATTGCCAACCATTCCGTCGATGAGCTTACTTGGGATGTTCTTTACTACGCCCGACCATCCATCGTTGCTCATGCCGGATAGAAGAGTGCTGGCGACCTTCTTCAGGCCGTCACCTACGAATCCTACAGGGTCGGTGAAGATGCGACCTAGAGAATCCAGGTCGCCTCCCTTGTCAGCCTTCTTCTGAAGAGTAGTTCCGGCCTTCTTTCCGATAGAGCTACCCATGCTCTTCTGGTAGACACCACCGGTGGCGAACGCTAGCTGACCCTTACGAGCCTTGCTGTTGAGCGCGTTGACTCCAGCGATTCCGCCCACGAGCTTGGTGAACTCCGGACGCATGATGGCCTCGCCACCACTGAGCTTGAGAGTTCCACCTGTGTTGGAGTGGAAGGTGTGCACGTCGCGGCCAGGTGTGTATCCAGGAAGGACACCCTGATCCCCGTAGACGCCACCCTTAGCGTATCGAGACGCCGCCTTAGACCCAACACTCTTTCCAAGAGAGGTACCCTGTGACTTCGGAGCACCACCAATCAGCGGAGCGGCGGCGATCTTAGCAAGACCGAGCCTTCCCGCTACGTTGTTCCAGAACGTAAGGATTCCCTTATTCCATACGTTGGAAATAACCCAGTTGGCCGGTCCACGGAACTTTTCCTGAATTCCGGACCACACGTTGGCTAGGTTGTTTACTGCGCCCTGGAAGGTTGCTCCTACGCCACCCCAGAAGGAGTTCCATCCGTTGCGGATTCCGCCCCAGTAAGAGTCCCATCCGATCTTGAACTGAGCGCTGAACTTGTTCCAGTTAGCACTCAGAGTTTGAGTGAACTTGTTCCAGTTAGCTGTAACGACATTCCAGGTTGTACCAAATCCGGTACCGATTCCTCCCCAGAATCCATTCCACATAGGAAGGAACGTCGAATCGATCCACTTCCCCACGTCTGTGGAGAAGTCGTTGAGGCCCTGCATGATGTCCTGGAGGAAATTATCGAATTCCCCGGCCAGGTTGGTACCCATAAGGTCGTCAATGAAGTGCAGAATCTCACTGATGGCACCCAGGTTCACTAGGCTCTGACCACCCGTGAGAATGTTCAGTGGGCTAGTTGGACCGGTAAGCCACTTAAGTCCGTTTCCGTCCTTGATACCCTCGTCACGGGCATTCTTGACGTTTTCCTTGGTTGGGTCCGTAAGAGCGTTACCGAGAGAGTCCTGGAAAGGCTGTGTGTTTTGGTTCTGGTTCCAGGTTACGACGATGAGAGATGCAATACCCGCAAGAAGTCCGGCCTTACCCAGAAGGGCGCTGAACTTCATCTTATCGAGCTTGCCGAAGTCCTTCACCATCGTGGAGATGGCGGCGAAGAGTGTCGTCTTTCCGGAGAATCCAAGGATTGCACCTAGGAGGCTCGTCAGACCCGTGAACTTACCGACGAAGGTCACACCGGCAAGGAATCCGAGCAGGCTAAGTAGACCCTCAAGAACAGGCTTCGGAATCTGAGATGTGAACTCAGCCACACCTTCGAAGAATCCCGTTACGATGTCGAAGAAGGTCTCGAAAGCGGCGCTACCGCCGTTCTCCATGATGGTGTCGATGGACTCGATGATCGAAGTCAGAGCCTTCAGGAAGGCCTCATCGATGTCTGTATCTGCCAGAGTGTCCATCAGGCGCGCTAGGGCAGGGCCTACGTCATCCGTCAGAATCTTCAGAAGGTCGATAGCAGACTGGATATTCTCCGGGTCTGCGGCCTCTTCCGCGAACCACGAGAAGAAAGCACCGAGTAGGTCATCGACAGCCTGGAGAAGAGGCTTGATGTCCTCTAGCCACTTCTTGAACGGCGAGTTAGGCTTGGTCTGCTCTTCGCTGAACTTGACCCAGTTCTCGGTCATTTCTAGAAGACCGTCAGTGATCCAGTCACCGAACTCGGAAGCGGCAGAGGAGAAGTTGAAGACAGTCCTACCGATGTTCTTGACAATCGTCCACCAACGCTCAAGGCGGTCAGCTACGTTGTCAAGCCATCCGGCCAGGGAACCCGTCTCACGAGCATCAGCTACGAAGTCAGAGAAGTTGGCGGCACCCTCAGCGAACTTACCCGTCAGCCAATCCGTGAACGGACCAGCGGCGATTACGATGTCCTTCAGAGCCGTGGAGAGCGACAGTGCGGCGTCTCCCAGGTTTCGGATGACATCACCGTTCTGCTCACCAATGGTGGCCATGTCACGTGACCACTCGGGGGACGTGAACATACGGAGGAAGGCACCGGCAAGGTCACCCATCGCTCCTACGGCAGGCTTCAGGAAGGCAGAGAGGTTACGTAGAGCCTGAGGAAGAAGGTCTAGGTCATCTACGAAGCGACCGAAGAATTCTTCCTGAAGGTCCTTGCGGAATGCCTTCCACTGGTCCTGCATACCAATGATGGCAAGCACGAACCTGCGAGCAGAGGGAGAAAGCTCATTCAGAGCGGCGTTGTAGTCGTTCAGTGCCTGTACGGCAGAGCTACCACCGGCGGATTCCGTCTTGAGGGCACGCTGAGCCTTACGCTGTGCGTCATAGGCATCAGCTAGGCTCTCCTGAGCATCCAGTACCTTATCGGACTGGTTGATGCCCTTCTTCTCGGCGTCAACAAGGTCCTTCTGATTCTTGATGTTCTTCTTTCGAACATCCTGAAGGTCCGCCTCGGCTTCCTTGATCTTGGCGGCGGCGTCGAGCTTGTCACCCAGCGTAGAGCCAGGGTCGGCCATTACGTTCCAGTAGGCTTCCTGAGCCAGTCGGAGGTCGGCAATGGCGCGCTCTTCAGTAAGCGAAGCGCGTCCGACCTCTTGACGAAGGTCAATCAGGTCCTTCAGGGCCTCCTCGCGGGCCTTGTTTAGGTTCTCCTGAGCCTTCTGTACGTTGCGCTGTGCCTTGGCCAGGTTGCGCTCTGCATCGGCTAGAGCCTCTGCTCGCTCTTCCTGAGTCTGACCGCCTCCGCTACCAGGACTCTTACCCAGAGCCTTCTGCATAGCGCCGTACGTCTTGAAGACGTTACCGACACCACCCATAGAAGCGATGACACCACCGATACCGGCGGCTACTGCGCTAAGGATACCTGGGAGAGCTAGGAAGGCACCTGCGAGCGATCCGATCTGCCCAGAGAGACCGATAGCGGCTCCACCCACAGCACCCAGGAGGGATACGAGAGGGTTCAGAGCCGCGATAACGGCACCGATGATCGGGATGAGCGCGACGAATGGCGGTACCAGACGTGGACGCCAGTTACCGAACTTCTGAAGGCTATCGAAAGCCCTCTTACCACCCATCTCGATCTGACGGAAGACCGGAGCGAGCTTGTTGCCCTCTTCGCGGAAGCGTACCAGGGAGCGAGAGTCTAGGAAGTTGTCGAGCTTTCCTGTGCCCTTGAATCGGTTGCGAAGCTTGTGTGCCGCATCGATAGCGACGTTCTGCTTCTTGATCGACTCGGTAGTGTCGTCCGTGTCGAACTTGACCTTACGCTGAGCCTTAGCGAACTCCTTCTGAGTGCGAAGAGCATCAGAAGACACGCCCGTAGAGCGGCTGATTGACTTCTGTGCATCGGCGTATGCCTTTGCCGCGATAGCCGCCGCTGAGAGATTCGTAGCGTTGGACTTCAGTGCGCGGTTCTGCGCGTTGATAGCCTTGGTTGCCGCGACAACCGGGGCCAGTAGGGAGCGCTGACGCTCACGGTACTTCGTGAGGTTGGAGAGTACTGCCTTGAGGCTGACGTTCTCAGATGCCAGTGCCTTGGCGCGAGTAGTCGCGGCCTTAGTAGAGGCGGCGCGATCCTTGACAGAGGCGGCGTTGAATGCCTTTTCAGCGGCCTGAGTCTTGGCTAGTTCCTGACGGGTGCGTGTGAGGTCGCGTCGGAGGTTGTTGAAGTCTGAGACAACCTTGTAAAAGGCTCTGGTCTCGTTTGCCTCCGCCATCTCGCCTCCTCAGGCTCCCGTATTATCTACTATCGCGCACGCCACTTACTAGGATCACCAAACGCGGCCATAACGGATGCATCGGACTTGACATTGGAGAGGTCGGTGACAATCTCCGTGACAACTTCCCTACCGTGTTCGTCCTTACCATAGATAAGGTTTCCGCCACGGTTGTTGCGGAGGTCGGATTCCTCTAGCTGGAGCTTTTCAATATCGTCAAAGGCGAGATTGCGTGCTTGATCCAGGGCGGGGTTACCGTGCTTACCATCGACCATGTACCCACCGGCAATGAACGTGGCTAGCTGGCGAGTCATCCACGAATTCAACGTGATGCGCTCGCGGCGCTCAAAAAGCTGTCGCCTGCGAATAGCGGCAACAATCTGTCTGAAGCGGCGTACGGTGAGGTCCAGGATTTGATCGTCTGTCCAGCCATACTCTTTCGACACTAGATCGAATGAGATGCTATAGCCTCCTAGGAGACCGTCCGGATCAATTTCCTGGACCTCACTGAGAATCAGTTCTTGGCTTCCAGTGAAGCCGTCTGAATCTTCAACGTCGCCGCTAGGCGTTTTCCCAGTGCCGCAATGTCTGAAGCCTCGTTCTGAACGATCTTCATGATGATTTCAAGCGTGTCACCAATGGCAGGGTCATCGAGTTCGGCAACAAGCCTATCGATGAGTTCCTGGTTCTTCTGATGAGCCGCCTTGGTCTTAGCGTTCTCGTCGTAGTCAGCGGGAGTCACCATAGACTGGATGAACTCGACGGCTTCCTGCTCCGCTTCCGGAACAGCCATCATGACTACTGCAAGGAACTGCTGTACGAAGGCTTCGGTATTCTCGAAGTCAAGGTCAATCTGCATTAGGATCGGTCCACCACCACGGGTGACGACCTTCAGGAGCTTGAACATGCCTCGGGTGCGAAGTCGCTCTACACGTACGACAAGCCCCGACTCTAGGGTAAGAGTATCGGAGCTTGGCGCTAGAGCCTCAACGTCGTTGGACTCGGTTGTCATTTGTCCTCCAGGGATCAGACTAATTTGAAGTTGTATCTAGCTTATCAGACTTAGACCTGAGGACGGCTTACCAGTCGTCCAATTGCCCTGGTCGGAAGACCGGTCTGCGAGTCCAGAACAGGGTTACCCTTTTCGTCCTTGTCGGACATAAGAGCGGTACCCGTGTAGTTCAGTAGGAGGCCGTCCTTGTAGGTAGGACCGTCGAACGAAATCGGCTGGAACTGTACCTTGTAGAGAACGAAGTCCAGGGTACGGATAACACCGTCCTTGTCCTTGGAAGGAACGCGAATCAGAACAGGACGCGGAGTCGTGTTCTGCTGACGCTCTTCCCACAGAGGAAGGGTGTAGAAGTCGTTCGGTGCGGCACCCGAAGAGGTAACCTTAGAACCGGACAGAAGGGCAATGGTGTTGAAAGGAACGTAACCAGACTGAACGGTTAGCGTAGCCTTGTTGAACCAGTACCACGTGGAGAGAACAGCGTCGTCTCCAGTGTTGTCGTACGAGTCCGTGTCCAGTTCAATGGAACCGGAACGGATACCGTAAATGTCACCGTTTACTGCCTCGGCACCTGTGGTACCGTCCAGAATCGCGGCGTGTGAAAGGCTGAAACCTTCAACGATTGGGGTTGCCACTTGGGCCTCCTAGAAATAGAAGTAGCTAGAGTGGGATTACTCTAGCTACTACTATCGCGCGTTGTACGAACCTATGGTCAGTACTCCAAGAAGGTGTCTACCCAATTGCCTAGGAAGTCGTATTGGTGAATGACCCTATCCACTTCGAACCCCTGACGACGGAGGTTTCTCTTGCAGTCAGAGCAGGAGAATTCCATGTAGTTGTCGTCCGTGATTGTGGGGGATTCACCGGCAAGCTTCAATTTCATAAAAAGCCTTTGGGGGCCGTATGGGCACCTGACTTCGATTGATCTTGAGGTCATAGTTCTGGCCTTCCCTTACGGCATGCCTGAGCCGCCGCCCATAGTCGCTCCCCATTCTCAGTGGAGTCCTTGAGTTGTAGCAGAAGACGCTCTACTACGGAGTCCCAAGAGGATAGCTTGGGAATGATCTGTGCCGCGAGGTCACCCTTGCGTCGAGCCTCGTCGCGGTTCTGGTAGGCCTCAAGCATGAGTTCCTTCAGGTGATCGATGTCAGCACGTGCATTGAGGGTGTTCGGAGAGTCACTGTCTACTGGAGCTAGCGTGTAGTCCAGAGGGTAGTTGTACTCCTTGTTGAGCCACTGTTGGTGACCTCCCCAGTTCGTCGCGATGACTGTACCGCCAGTGGCCTGCATCTCCAGGGCGGGCATGTTCTTTCCCTCGCCACGGGAAGGTGCCAGGAGGACGTGCTGAGACTCGTAGAACTTGTACAGGAGTTCGTTCTGCCACACAGCGTAGTGGATGCGAAGCTTGGGGATGACCTGTTCCATCGAACTGTGTAGTCCGGGCAGGTTGGTCTTCAGGTGAAGCTCTGCACCTTCGAACTCAATGTCGGGATCGTTCTTCAGTTCCTGGAACGCCTGGATGGCCACGAACGGGTCCTTGCGCATGTGAAGCTGGCCCACCATGCAGAATCCGAAGCGGTCACTGTACCAGTCACGCTCCTCGCTCTTAGGCCAGTCCTCTGGCCAGAATCCTCCCTGTACGGTAAGAACGGGCTGTCCCTTGCGGGAGTACTCACGAAGACAGTCAGAGGACACAGGATCGTAGCCTACAAGAGCATCGAAGTACTTCAGATTCTTCTTCATCTTCGAGCGCCCCGGAAGGTTGCCGAAGTTGGAGTACTCCCACATTGTCCATGCGACGACGACATGGCCCGCACGCTTCTGCTCCTCTGAGGAGACCAGGGCGGCAGGGTCGTGGTGGTTGATAATCAGATCGAAGGGAGCTTCGAGCTTCTTCGTGAGCAGATGAGCTACGTCCTCCGGGAGAGGAGACTGCACTACAGAGGGCTGGAGGTACACGTCAGCGCCCCAGCGCATGAAGGCACGAGCTAGACCAATGCCGTCGTTTCCGTAGCCGCTGAACGGCGATAGGGGGATGTTGAGTAGTACCTTCACAAGAGCCTCCAGGGCTTCATTTTCTAGTTCAGATCGATACGTTGTATCGGACTTGCCAGATGACGGCTCCTTGGTCGTCAAAGGCTGGTCGTTCGTCCGGATCGTTTGTGCGGGAGGAGGATGTGATCCTGACTCCGGTCTTGTTCGTGATCTGCGTGAGAGTTCCCCAGTAGATGGCACCGCCACCTGGAAGGGAGTTGTTCACCTGATGCAGAATCTTGTCGATGGCCTTGAACACTGCCTCAGCCTTGAGGGAGGCGTCCTGCATCTGTACAGAGCCATCGGAGTTGCGAGTAGGGTCCGCCCAGATGTCTACGACAAGAGTAGGGAAGCGGGCGGTGTTGTGTTGGTTAGCTCCCCATCCACCATCGACACGGATGACCACCAGGCACTTGCCGGTGTTCTCCACTGTAGCCTCAGGGCGGTTCGGGTACAGCATCGGATCATCTAGCTCGTCCACGCCAAGTAGGCTTGTCACAGATGGGAACTGTGCAAGCAGATTGCGCGCGGCGTAGGCGAGTTGAGTCATTTGCTTAGGGCCTTCAGGATTGCTCTTACATACATCGAGTCTAGCGCCTTCAGAGGCGTAAAGAAGTCGTGGTCGCCATCTCTTGCCTTTTCGTAGATGGCGTATGTTACAGGGTTGTTCACTCCCAGGCTGACACCACCGTAGACGATTTCTCCCGTCCAGGTGTCACCATCGAATGAGGAGGACTTCTTACCAGACGATTTGAGCGATCCGGTAAGGATGTGGACGGCACCTTGGGTGGCCTTGAAGCCGGTATTCAGTACAGCATCCAGATACACTGCGGCGATTTCAGGAGAGTGCTCTAGACGGTCAAGCTCACGCTCGACTGCTCTCCAGTTCGACTTGATCTGAATGGTCACTCCGGCCACTTCCCATCCAGGTTCTGAACGGACTCGATGACCTGTACTTCAATGTGGTGAGCGCTGGAGAAGTCAACAGCGATGTCGGGGATGACCTTCAGATCGAATACGCCGCTCACAGGACCGGAGACCGTCACAATGCGATCCCCGGCCCTGAGGGCGTTGTTTGCGCGACAGAACATGACTCCTACGCGGTCAGGAGCGGTTCCGGCTTCATAGGCCGGAGGTACGTCCTTACCAGGGCGAAGGAAGTTCAAATCCAGGCGACACCTGATAGCGTTGAGAGGAGCAGGCTGATCCAGCCATTCCATCTTGGTCACTCCATCGGTGCGCGTACGAGTAAGGCGTTGTACCTTCACTACGCTTGCGAATAGATGATCCATGATTAGCTCCTCGCTACTACTATCGCTTAGGCGGCTACCGACACGGAGTGGTAGCTTTCAACCAGAGCATCTACCTCGGACGGGTTGTATCCGCCGAAATGCTTTCCTTGGAAGTAGGTAACCGGCACACGCTGGTATCCCCACTCATCCTTGACTAGAGCAAATGCTTCTGGCACCTGTGAGGCGTCAATTTCCTGGAATTCGACGTTCTTCTCCTTGAGCTTGCGCTTGACAGCGGAACACTGCACGCAACCTGGCTGGGAGAAGATGGTCGGCTTGTCGATTTCAATTTCAGGCATACGCCATCTCCTTGTTGTTACTGATATAAGCTCCAAGGCTTCCTAATGACCCGCTTGCGCGGGGGTCCTAAAGCTTATGCAGAGTAGGGGTATCCTTCAGACGGGTCGTGCATCCAACGCTCGTGTCGATCTAGGTCTACAGGGCTGAGGAAACGAACGTTGCCGTCAAGGTATCCGGGACCGAATGCACCATCGAACTCGAAGACCTCGATGCCTCCACCCATGATTCCAGAAGTGAGGTCGCACACGCTCAGCTTAGACAGGGCTAGGTCGAACCACGTAATGCCTGTTGGGAGACCTCCCATGACGGCACCAGAGACCTTAGAGTAGGAATAGCTACCGATGGTCTCAGAAGAGAACGGGTTCGCTAGAACGGTCTGGAAGGGCTGTACAGCGTAGATAGCCTCTGCCATAGACAGAATGGCCATCTGCGCTAGCTGTGCGAGTGTAGGGTCATCTGGCCAGCTATCGCCCAGACATGTGCCCAGCTTGAACAGAAGGGTTGCCTGAGCGATAGCTGACGGAACGTAGGCCGTGTTCGTGTACTCCGAAGTGATCCTACCGGAGAAAGCGGCAAGGTCGTCTACGTCAAATTCAGGAAAAGCGGCCATTGGGTTCCTTAGATACGGACGAGCGGTGCCTGCTCGGAGATGGACTTGTTCTTGAGGGCGTCTTCCTCATAGGTGCGACGACCCGGCCACGGTCCCTTACGGAACTTGACCTCTCCCCAACGTGCGTACTGCTCATCGTCGTTCATGTTGATCCAGGAATCTCCGAATCGATCCAGAGTCTCCTCATAGGCCTCAGGGCCAAAGGTGACCTCCTGGCCACGGTAGAAGTTGCGTCCGTTGGAGGACAGTCCATCTTCTAGGAAGTGCACGAGAATGCCGCCTTCGACGTTCTCCTCGTAGACCTCTTCAGCCTTGTCGATTTCCTTGCCCTTGGCCTTTGCAAGCTGGTCCTGGAGGGAGCGAATCTGAAGTTGCTCCGGAGACAGGGTGGACTCATCCACAGGCTCGTAGTGGGTAGCCTGAGCGCGGCCCTGAGCGGCCTCTGCCTCTTCACGGGCCTTGTACTCGGCTAGCTGTGCACGAAGCTCTTCTAGCTCGATCTGCTCGATGGTAGGAGCGCTGTCGTTCTGACCGTTGTCGTGCTCTTCGGTCGTCTGCTCCTGATCGTCGTCTCCTACGGCAGGAGCGCTGGGTCCGCCATCGAGAACTTCCTTGGGATCAGTGACTACCTTGGATGCGGCTGGCTTCTTTGCCGCTGTGGTCTTAGGTGTGGTGTTTGCTGTTCGGGGCATTAGGACTCCTGGGTCTCTATCTACTATCGCTCCAGAGGAGCTTCGGAACTTCTATCTTACCGCAAAAGGGGACAGAAAAGCCCCCACCCGAAGATGGGGGCTAGCCTGTTAGAGCTTACGCGACGTTGGCGTAAACGAACTGCTCAGGACGGTTCAGAACCGGCAGGAAGTTCCACTCTAGGAGGTACTGACGACCGGACGGGTCCTTGTCCTGCCAGGTCTTGGCGAACTTGCCCGTGTAGCCCTGAGGAGCCTCAAGGTCAGCGGTCGGTCCAACGATCATCTCGAACGGACGACCCTCGGTGAAGTTACCGAAGATGATGCGGTTGTCGGCCAGGAACGGCTTCTCTGCACCAGGATCGGTCGGGTTCTCGGTGTACGACGCACCCGTGGCGTCGAAGACGGCATCCTGAATCTTCCAGTTGATACCAAGGAATCCAGGAAGCAGACCCTCACGGTAGTACTGGTCCTTCATGCGGTCGGACAGGAGGTACGCGGGAGTGGTACCAGCCGAAGCGAAGGAGTCGAAGATGGCGGTGATGGAGTTCTCGGAAGCGTAAGCCTCGTTAGCAACTACCTGACCGTCACGGTTGACGAGACGCTTCCAAGCGCGAACATCAGCGATGATCTGCTTCGGAGTAGCGGTTGCCCAAGAGGTACCGGCGTTGACCTTGTGCGAAGCTGGGAGCTTGTAGTCAACGTTGATAGCCGGAGCATCGCCGTCCTCGGGAAGGTTGAACTGACCCGTGAACATCTGCCAAATGGCGTACTCAGCGAAGTTGTCGAAACGACGGTTCAGGTCCGTGATTTCACGGAGAACTGCACGCTCGGCGTTTACCTTGGCGATTTCACCAGGGGTACGTAGCCAGTACAGAGTAGTCGGCTCGAATACCTTCTTCTCACGAAGGTAGATGAAGCTAGCGGCCATCTGCTCGCGACCGAGGCGAGGTACGATGTGGGCTTCAGAGTTCGGAACGTTCGGGCGAGCAATAGCGCGCGAACCACGGATAACGTCCCACTGTGCAGTCGGGAACGGGTGCGGAGTCTTGTCAATGCGGTTGAGCATTGTAAGATTCTCAGGTGCCGTGAACTTCTCAACGACACCCATCAGCACCGTTGGCTGGAAGAGTGAAATATCAGGCACTGGAATCTCCTAAGGTAGAAATGCCTATCTACAGGGAATCAGCGACCCGAAGGCCCGATCTGCACCACATCCGAAGATGTCACTTGGTTGATCTAAGTTTGAGTTTTTACTTCTGATTGATACTATCGCACATTGGGCTACTCAGGGATGGACTCAGAATATGTAATTCTGAGTCACACCCTCAGCGTCCCGCTGTTTTATGTTTCAGCCCCCCAGATAGACGACCAAATAGCCGACCATCTGCTTTCAGTACCCCCGCTCGGGGCGAGGGATGGGTTAAAACTTGAACGTCTGGAGTACGTCGTTAGCGACTGCTCCAAGAGGAGTCGTGATGTTCGAGACACCGCCGTTAGCCGAAGAAACCTTCTGAAGCTTGAGGATACCAGCGATAACGATGTTACCCATGTACTTCTGACCGTTTGCGTCGGAACCGGTTGCAACCGTCTTGCGGAGGATACCGAGCGGAGTGCCCGTACCATCTCCACCACCGGAAGCGAACTTGACGTATTCCTTCGTGGAAGTCTTACGTGCAAGGGCGGTACCTGCAAGGAGCGTACCCTGGCCAGCGGCTAGAGTGACACCCTTCTGTGTGAATCCGACAGTCGAGTACAGAATCTCGTCGTCGGGTACGTTCTGACCGCGCGTAATGCCAGCGGCTGGAATCGCGTTACCTGCGTATTCTACCATTATGTTCTCCTAGGGGCTGGTAGTAGGGGCTTAGGCCTCGATGAGAAGGCCGTTGGCCTTGGCATCGGCGGAAAGACGGGCGACCTCACTTGCGACAGTCTCGTCGTGCGAGTCATCCTTGTGCTCCTGGCCGTCCTCAGCAGAGAGCTTGACGAGCGGCTTCTCAGGAACCATACGCTCGAATAGCTCGGCGTTGGAGAGCAGAAGCTCCAGGTTCTCGGCGCGCTTGGCAGGGGCGATGAAGCCACCGGCAACAAGCTCTTCGATGCGAGCCTCAGCCTTAGCGGTAGCGGCATCCTTGACAAGGCCATCGACCTTGGAGGAAAGCTCTACGCGGGACTGTACGAGGTCAGCAACTGCGGCAACGATGTCCTCGGCAGAAGCCTCGTCATCGGTGTTGCTCAGCTTGAGGACTGCATCCTCGCCCGTAGCAAGCTTCTCCTGAAGCTCAGCAGAAAGCTTGGCGAACTTGTCAGCCTTGCCAGCCGCCTTCTGAAGCTCAGGAACGTCGATACCGTGCTCGTCCTTAAGGACTGCAATCAGTTCGTCTAGGTCCATTTCGGAACCATCCTTATGTGTATTAGGTGCGGCAGACAGCATGACTGCCCTGGTACGTGTATTACTATCGCTCACTCCATTGGAGAGTCGCACTTCCTCAAAATCTTCGAGGTCGTTGACATGAGCATTGTTGGTAATGGCCGTGTGAATCAGGGCCGGTCCAACACGCATGTTGGTCTTGTTGTTCTTCCAGTCGAGGGAGAACATAGCAGAAGCACCAAGAAGAGTCTTACCTACAAGAGGGACAGCCTTTTCGTCACGTACGTCAATGTACGAGTATAGCTTATCACCCTCACGCTCAACCTTGATAACTTCACCAATGTTACGGAACGGGTCTTCGGTGTGGGAATTGTTTCCATCGACCACCGGTGCCTGTACGTGAGATACGACGTGATCGTTGAAGTTCTTGACAACCGTATCAAGGAACTTGTCGTCTACGTCAATCTTTCCGCCCTTTACGCCAGGGTAGTAAAGAGGACCCTTGGTAAGGATGTGCTTGCGGTACAGCTTACCCGAAGGGGTGCGCGAAAGCTCAACGAAGGAGTTGCCTTCGTCGGGTACATAAACAAGATCGTCGTCCATACCTAGTACTATCGCACTATGTCGGTATGAACGACGATCCTTTATTTCAGTTCTGTGAATCCCAGGAGCCTGGATTGCCCTTTGTGCTCTTCTCTTCCAGGACATCATCTCCGGGAGGGAGGAGTCCCTTCTTGTCCAATGCGTCAAAGCGGAGGATGAATGTGTTCTTCATCTCGACCAATTGAGCACCGTTGAGCTTGTTCAGGGCAGGGCCTGTGGCGGTGATCCAGTTACCCGCGTTGCGGATGTAGGTTCCGTCAGGAGTGAAGCCATAGAAGCCGATGAACTCACCCGAATCGGCACCACGAGCTACGGCGAGGTAGTACCCCTCAACCTGTGTGATGTCGCCCTCAAGCTTCTTATTCAGTGTCATCGTCATCCTCTTCCGTATCGACTTCTGTCTCCTCGTCCTGTGTGAGCTTGCTCAGCTTGCCGTCCGTCTGACCGGATAGGGTTACCTCTCGGTCAAACTCGTACTTAGATACAACTGTCTCAAGTGAAGTATACGCCCAACCGGCGGGGATGTCAAGCGCTTTAGCTGTGATGACGTAATTCTCTAGACGGTCTGTGGGTTCTTCGGTCTTCAGGTTGATAATCCCGAAGCCTTCCTTCCAGTCCGTCCACGCCACAGCGATGGGTAGGCCGTCGTATAGGACAGTCTTCCAGGAGCCTCGCGCAGAGGGGCGCAGAGAGTCGTAACGCTCTGGCCCCCTGCGTAGAAGTTCTACAGGAACAGAATCGATCAGCTTCTTCAGTTCAGGGCTGATGACTAGGATTTCATTTGCCATTTTCTAGTTCCTTACATGTAGGATGCGACGGCATAGCTGGAGCGAACTTCGCCCACTTCGAGGTAGTTGCTAGGGCCATTCTTCTGGATCAGCTTCCATTCACCGCCAGAAATCTTTTGCCAGATATCTCCGTCACTGTCTACGACGTTATCTCCGATGCTCAGATTGTCCAGCTTGGATTCAGTCCACCTGTATCCCTTAGGCTGTACGGTCTCGAAGACTTCCGGAGCGGGCTTCTCGCCCATGAAGTTGTCGAAGAGGAACTGGTCAGAGGCCTTCTTACCTGTACCGTTCTGCCACCAAATCTTCGTTCCCGTTGAGATGTCGTTGATCTTCTTCCACTGCTTGCCGTCGAAGTCCACAACAGAGTCATCGATCTTGGCCTTCTTAATCTCCGCGAGAGTGCTCTTTCCCCAGTTCTCTTCCGAGAACGGAGATGCAGTGATACCTGTCGTGGTGTCCTTACCAGGGATCAGGATGTTGTGGCTCATCGGATCGCCCTGGAAGTTATTCATGTACGGCAGGACATCACGCGGGATGATAGAGGCCTTGACGACCCACTTCGTAGCTCCACCCAACTGAGGAATCTTCTTCTGCTCGGCACCCCAGATGTACATGGCCAGTCCAGGTTCCATGATGATTCCGTGCTCTTCATTGTAGGAGAACTCTTCGAAGCCCGTGTACATTCCCTTGGCGTCAGCAGGAACCGCAAGGTCCATGATGACAGGGTAGAAGTCAGCGATCTTACCACCGTGATCGATGGAACCTGGAACAATCTCCATAGCCCCGTGATCCTTCTGGATAGAACCGATGATCTTCGTCAGGTCACTGTCAGCAGTAAGAGGGTTACCATCTGGTCCAACCAGTCGGTCGAACGTGATGGTACGTACGGCGCGGAAAGGCTCTCCTACAGGCCCTGCTTGTTCTGTGGCTTCCTTGATGTTATCCCACGTCTGCATGTTCTCGTCATACACTCCAGGCGCGTTAGCAACGTCCTCACGACGAAGACCCAGGATAGCAGGAAGCTTACGAATAACCTTCTGCCACTCCGAAGAGACCTTCTGATTCTGGAGACCCTGCTTAGCCTTCGAGGAGAGCTTGCCCAAGATGTTGGTGTACTTCTTGAGTGCCCAGTCCTTGGACTCGTTCTCGTTCATCTGAAGAGTCTGCTCGTGCTTGATCGGCGTGTAGGAGGCAACACCATTGGCAGTCATCCATTCGGACTTCTGCTTCTGGTAGTCGGCTACGGCCTGCTCGTGCTGAGCAATGATGTCAGCGTACTTGAGCTTCTGTGCGTCGATGGCCTGCTGAATTTCTTCATACAGAGCCGGGTCTTCGTCCAGGTAGCCCTTGGTCTTGATAGCGGTCAGCGCAGACTCGTCACCCTTCATGGCCCTCTCGATAGGTCCCCAAGCAGTGGTAGACAGCTTCAGGTCCTTCTCAGGGAGGCCCTTCTTGGAGCGGTAGGCCTTGTAAGCCTCTGTGGCCTTGCTGATCCACTCGTCGGAGACAATTGGGGCATCAGGTTCGGTCTGTGGAGTAGCCGCTGGTGCGACAGGCTCAGGCTGTCCGTACAGAGGGCTATTCTTGTCTCCACCAGACAGGGTGATGCCTGTAGGCAGACCACTCTCGTTCACGGTCTGGTTGTCCTTGCGGAGACTAGACAGCGACATCGTAGCGTACAGTGGCTTGCCGTTCTCGCCCACCATAGGCACACCGTTCTCGTCCAGACGGCGAACCTTTGCGGTTCCCTTCTCGGAGTTGATCGAGACGATGGTGGCCTTGTTGGAGAGTCCGCCCTTGTTGTACTTGACGATAGTCACGTTGTCGCCCATAGCGACTACCTGACCCGCGCTGTCCTTCGGACCATCGGCAGGAGTCTCGACCTCTGGGGTAGCCTGCGGCTCTGGAGCGGAACCATCTCCGCTCCAAGCTTGCCAGGAGCTTTCAGGGTTCTTGAATGCCTGCTCGTAAGCGGCCTTAGGTCCTCCTGCCCAAGAACTACCATCGATTCCATAGACGTGAGTCTCGTCGCTCTCGTCCACGGTGACGTAGTAACCCAGGTTCGGGTACTTGCCGAATGCCTTCTGGCCCTCAGGTACCTTAGCGTAGCCCTCTGGAAGCTCGACGCGCTGTGGAGCCTGATGAGGCATCTTCGTGATGTGAGACTTGTCTACCTCGATGCTGGTTGTTTCTCCACCCTCAGCGCCTGTCATGACCTGTACGAGACCACTTGACCAGTCGGCCTTCATAACGAATCCAGGAATCTTCTGTCCAGGGTTCTTCGGGTCGATGACCTCTACGGCCTCAGCCTGCTTGAAGTTCTCGCCGTTCGATGTGAAAGCGTGCTGAGCACTGAAGTTAGCTTCCAGGTCGCTCGTAAGCTCGTCGTTCAGGAAGACCAGGAACTTGCCGTCTACGAGACCGGCTGTGGCCTCGTTGTTCGAAAGCTCAACCTGGAACTGCTGACCGGTACCCTTCAGCTTGACTGTCGTACCCTTGGTGAATGCAGGGGTACCGGAGACGGCTTCGGGCACGTCAATCGTCGCTCCCTCAGGAGTCAGACCGAAGCGATCCAGAATCTTCTCGCGACGGATCACCAGAGTCGAGTACAGCTTGGCCTTGGTATCCTCGTCAAGTCCGGAAGAGTTGACGATGGTGCTGATCTTCTCGGGGGTCACCGCGAGGAGCTTCTTCGCAGATTCCTTCACGTCGTCATCCGTCATGTCACCGAAGACATTCGGGAGGTACGTGTAGGCACTGGAGTTGCTGGAACCGAAGCGCATGTCATCGATAGCGGTAGGCTCGTCACTCCACCATGACTTCTCTGCTCCCGTGGCACGGAAGAGCATAGAGCCACCAGGATCAAGGCGCAGAGGATCGCCGTTCTCGTCAGCTACAAGGTTCCACGGGCCGATACCGACGACATCGTAGTTGTCCAGCCAGGCGTCGATAGCGAAGTCAGCCTGAGCCTTCTTCTTGAACTCAGGGTCTGCTCCGTTAATGACGGATGGCATCTTCTGCCCGTCGTTCTCGATCCACGGGGTCGCCAGAAGACGCTGATCGCCCTTGGTAACGAAGAAGACTTCGTTGCTCTTGACGCCAGCGGCCTTGTAGAGTGCGCCACCGATGACCTCGTTATGCATCGGCGTCTCACCGCCGTTGGACTCCTTGACGTAGTACTTGTTACCCAGAGGGTCTTCATACACGCCGCCAGGGTTCGATCCGCCCTGACCTCCATCGACCTTCTTCCAGTTGGAGATGTCGTAGCGATCCTCGTTGAGGTTGTCCGGCTCGTTCATGAGGGAGAGGATGTCTGCGTGAAGGTCGTCAACTTCCGTATCGTAGAAACCTACCATCTTGGCAAGGTTTCCTCCTCCCAGGGCAGGGTGAAGCTTGCCCTCAGCATCGAGTACATTAAGCTCCTCAGCGCTGAACCACTGGTACTCCTTGAGTTCCCAGTCCTCGGTGCTGTCTGGTGCCTTGACATCGATCATGGAAGGCAGTGTAGCAACAGACGTGACGTACTTCCAGTCCTTATCCGTTCCTTCGATCTTTCCGATGACAGCCTGGTACGCCTGCGTAATCTGGATGTTGTCCAGGATGGCGTCACCATCTTCTACTTCTTCGGTAAACTCGCGGAGCGATCCCTGAAGGTGGCTCTCGTTCTCATCGATAGCTCCACCCGGCAGGTACCACTCATCGCGGTCTCCGCGCTTACCGATGAGAACCTTCTTCACGCCGTTCTCGTCCGTGGCTACGGTAGCGATACCTCCACCACCGAACTTACCCCACGTGATCTTCGGACCCTTCTCCGTGTGCACGATGACATAGCCATCACCGTTCTCGCCGCGCTCCTCAGCGGGCAGAACGGAAACAGCCTTGTCAAGCTCGGCCATGATCTGGAAGTGTGCATCGAGCGTGGCGTCCAGAGAGTCGTCAGCGTCAGGAGCGGTCGGCTCTGTCTTCTTGTAGCTTAGTGACCCACCCTCGACGGAGTTCTTGAAGTTCTGATCCTTCAGCTTGAGGTCTGGATCATCGGATACTACCCAGGTGTCGGGGCGCGTCTTTACATAGGTAGAGGGGTCTCCACCGTACTTAGACTGGAAAACGACTTCAGAGCCGACCGGCAGATTCTTGAAGTTCTCGAATGACTGGATCAGGTCACCGTCAGCGTACTGGCCGTTGTCTTCCCTCTCTGGAACATCCGGAGCGCTCCACTTCAGCCCACCACTCATGGCTGTGTTGTAGAAGAAGACGCTATCAGACTGCTTTGGTGGAGTAGTTCCCTCAATGTTAGACCAAGTGCCGTCCTCGTTCTTCTGGTACTTCTGAAGACCGTTAGGCGTACCCATGTAAGGAGGAGTGGGCCTGCTCACAATGGTACCCACCGGGGCATTCTTGAGAGCGCTCATGTCCGGATCAGCGGCGACAACCTTACCCTCTTCAGGCTCCTGAGAGATGTCGAACTGCTTGTTCATAGCCTCTTCTACAGGAGCTTCCTTCGGAGCAACCTTCTTCTTCAGAAGATCAATGAACTTCTGCTTGGTAAGGGTCTTGTCCTTATCGAAGCCTACGATGTCGTTCGGGGACAGCTTACCGAGAGGGTTGCCCTTCTTGTTCAGTTCGCTCTTGAACAGCTTGCCGTTGTAGTTCTCCAGGATGTCGATGGCACTCTGAACGTCGCCCTTGTTGAACTGTCCTCCGGTTACACCGGTAGCGTTTGTCTTCGGGGTACGAGAGCCGATCTGAATCTTGTCAGTGCTTCCCTCTGCAAGAAGCTCCTTCTCCCATTCGTCCAGCTTCTCTACCTTGGCATCCAGCTTCAGTTGAGCGAGCAGAGCGGCCTTAGGGGAAAGGTCGGAGAAGTTCTGCTTGGCGTCAGCGAGGTACCCGTCAAGGTACTCCTGGTTCTTGAGCGGGTGATCCTCAGGCAGAGACTTCAGTCCGTACTTGATCTGGAAACCAGAGTGTGCTTCCAGGGACTCGATGGCCTGCTTAGCCTGAGCCTCTGGAAGGAACTCGTTGCCGTTCTCGCCGTACTTTTCGACAGTCTGAGACGGAGTGATGTCACTCTTCTTAGAACCCCACGTCTTTAGGTCCTGCTCGAATTCCTGCGGGTCAAACAGCCACCCGCTCGTGTCCGAAACCAGCTTCCCATCATCATTCATGACGTACTTGAAATCCGCGATGTTCACGGAGTCACCCGGCTTCATAGCCTTGAGGTCGTCTACAGTTGCGGTGTCTGCATCTACGGCTTCTTCATCGTCAGAGCCGGTCTGCTCGACAATGGAAATCTTGCCATTGTCGATGTCCTGGGAGAAGTCGTCAGCGTCGAACTCGTATAGGAACTGGTCGTTGACGAACTTGTCGTTCTCATCCTTGGTGAACTCAAACTCACCGTTGGAGATGATGTCTCCGGCCTTGAGGTCAATCAGCTTCTCGACTGTGACTTCATTCGCTTCGAGAAGGCTGTGGAACTCCTCATCAGGATCAACCTCAGGCTCTTCAACCTTCGGTGCTTCGATCTTCTTCTGCTTGGCGGCAGGGTTGCTTACAATCTCAGCATCCATACCGTCATCGTACATATCGCTCGAAGAGAAGACACCACCGTTCTTGGTGACCCAGTTGCCATTCTCGTTCTTGGTGAACTCTCCACCTGAAGCGGTCTTGATCTTGGCACCCTCTGGAAGCTCCCAGAGCATGTTTCCACTTACGGTGTCTCCGGGCTGGTACCCTTCGAGAACCATCGCGTCGATTTCCTTCTTGGCCTCAGCCAGAGACATCCCCTTGTTGGAGTTCTTCAGGTTGAGGATGGCGTTGATCTTCTTACCCTCAGCTAGGGAAGACTTGACCTCATCGTTGACAACGTAGCCGCTCTTGGTGGTCTCTACGCTGTTCTCTTCGTTATCAGGGTCGCCAATCTCAGGACGATAGTCGTTCTCGTCCTGTGCCTTACCGCCGGTGGATGCTAGGCCCTTGTCGTAGTCATCTACGTAGTCTCCGGAACCCGGCTCGTAGTCGAGGTCTTCCATGCCCTTCTCGTACTGCATGAAGACAACATCCGGCTCGCCGTTGTTGAACTTCTTGAAGGTTTCCTTGTTCCAGTTCTCCGGGGCGAAGTCGTCATCCCACTTCAGGCGAGACTTGACAATGAAGCCCTCCTTAGCGTAGATTCCCGGTAGCACTGTGTCGAAGGCGTCTAGGCGCTTTCCACCGTTCTCCACAGCTACGGAGATTAGGTGGCGAGCTACCTTCTTGTTCTTGCTCTTGGGGTCGCTGAAGACGGAGACAATCTCGTCTCCGTCGTGCAGGGCGATACCGCTCTTTCCATCGTCGGACAGGAAGAGGCGCATACCCGCGTAGTCGGACTCGTCGTAGACGTACACGGATGCAGAGTAAGGGTTTCCCTCAAGCGACTTCTGCATGGCGTCACGGAACGTCTTAACGTTCTCTGGAGTAGCTTCTAGCTCGAAGACGTTCGGTGTCGATCCGCCATCTGCCTTGATGGCCTCGGAGCGGTCGTTCTCACCGAACTTACCTACGGTGGATAGCTCCTTGCCCCCAACCGTCAGGGTGTTCTCGGCGTCGAACTTCTCCTTAGCATCCTTCTGCTCTGGAGTCCAAGGCTCATTAGAGATGTAACCCATGTTGGCAGAGTCAACAATATTTACTTCTGCGAAGGAGGCTCCGTCAGTGTTCTCCCAGGTGGAATTGTCCTGCTTGGTGAGGGCACCGGCAACGTCATGGTATACCACTGCTCCGACTTCGGACTTTAGAATTTCCGCGCCCGTAGCCTTGGCTTCTGTCGCCTTCTTCTTCTGAGCATTTGTCTCATTTAGCTCATTTTCTGGATTACGAAGCGGGTCAGAAGCTTCCTTCTCCTTAGCGGCCTTGTCAGCCTTACCAGGCTCTGGGGCTACCTCAGGGTTGTCGAGCTTGTCTGTGATAGAGCCGGTACCTGCTGACATGTATGCCAGGTCCTCAGAGGAAGTGTTCTTTCCTGTGGCGGAGGAGTTCCACTTGCCGTTCTTCTTGGTTACGACAGTCTTGGAGAACTTCATCTGCTTGCCGTCAGGCATAGCCTCAAGAGCGGCCTGAAGCTCGTCAGTAGTCAGCTTTGAGAAGTCGATGTCCTCGACAGTGTTGGCAGGCTCCAGATCGAAGCTACCACCATCGTAGAGGCGCTGTAGGTCATCGTCAGTAAGCTCAGCACCGATGTCCTCGTTCATCCACACGCCGTTGGCCTGCTTCTTGAACAGAGGCTTGCCGTTCTTGGACAGCGTAGAGCCTGGCTTCTGCTCAGCCAAGGAGGACGGGGCATCGAAGGTGTCTACCTTGTAGAGGGTGTCATCACCCTTGAGGTCCTTGAACTTCTTCGTAAGGACAGGCTCTAGGTAGTCGGGTACGTCTAGCTCACCGGCGGCGGTGAAGGCGTGAACAGAACCATCCGGAGTTACGACGTACGCGAACTCTTCCTGATTCTTCGGACGAATGAGCTTAGAGCCGGAAGGAGCGGAGTACTGAGTAGCGCCGACCTTGAATCCTTGAGGACCCTTGATAGAGGAGGGCTTCACCTGGAATTTGCCGGAAGTGTCAGCGCCTACAGGTGCTCCAGCGGATGGATCAGCATTGAAGTTGCCAGCGGGAGACGCCTTGCCAGCACCTACAGATACCTGGGGTGCCTTCTTCGGAGAGAGGCCACCCTTGGGCGGGGTGATGCCCTTTGCCTTGGCGGCAGAGCGCGCCTTCTTAATCATGTCCGGCGTGATGAGCGTGCCAATAGGCTGACCGTAGAACCTAGCACCTTCAGCGGTCTGGACTCGACGGCCCTTACCTACGGCTAGTTCGATGAACTCAAGTTCTAGTTCGGTGCTCACGCAGACTCCTAAAGTCTCTGGACGTACCTCTCCATCATACCAGAAGATTGAAGAAGAATTCTCTAGCGGGGAAAGAAGATTTACCGTTACTATCGCGCTCAGTCGTCGTACCGGGTAGTGCCCGCGATCTGCTCCAGCTTGTGGGTGACTTCCTCAATCTCTCCGATGAGCATGAGACCAGAGGCGTAGACCTGTTCTGCGGATAGGGAACCGAAGCTGTACTTGAAGACTGTCTCGCGTGCGTCTTCGAGCACAACCAGTAGTCCCTCCACTGCGGCGTCCAGGGAGTCGAACATGATACGGGAGGATTGGAAGTGCATCAGCGTCCCTTTCGTAGGAAGCTCAGAATGGCGCTCAGGCTCGCTCTGACGGCTCCAAAGATAGACAGCGGCATCTTCTTCACGTCGTCAGTGCTCATCATCTGAGGAGCTTCCTGAGGCTTCTCGAAGTTGGGAGACTCAAAGGCGTTCTCCAGCGAGACCACGAAGATGTAGAGGCGGCACTTGCAGTTCGGATGGCGGGGAGGACCAATGAGGTCACGGTAGACTCCAGGCTCGCCTGTCTCCGTGCGGAACATCTCATGCAATCCCACAGCCGTGCCGTGTAGGCGCGTGCATGCAGGGCACGGGGTGTTGTTGACGAAGTTGGCCACCCAGTACTTGCGTAGCTCCAGGCCGAAGTCCTCAAGCTCTGTGTAGGAAGCGATGGTCTGATCCGTGTATCCACGCTGTGCGGCTACACCGGCAGAGTGCTGGATTCGAGAGACTGCACCTTCCCTGGAGAGGTTGCCGCTCTTGTAGTCACGGAGGTTGCGACGAACGTCCAGGATCAGCGACTGGAGGTAGGAAGAGTTGAAGACTTCGGCAGATGACCAGTCAGGCAGGCCAGAGGATTCAGAGGCCACGTTACGAGCTACGTTAGCGCTGGATCGGTAGGCGTTACGAATTACTCGTTCTAGCTCCCAGCGCACGCTACGGGCATCATGAATGTCTGACTCCCACTCGGAGAAGATACGCTCGATGGCGCTACGAGACACAGCCTCCAGGGCAGAGGTTGCTTCCCTGGAGGCCTCGTGTACTCGCATCTGCTCCTTGAAGGAGGTCATAGCGCCCCTTACTTAGTCGGGAGCTTCTTCATCGTCTGGATGAACATGGAAGGAGACCAGGAACCTGTGTAGTCGTAGACTGCCTTCTTCAGGGCTTCCATAGCCTTGTCGGCAACGGCCTGGTTACCGGCGCGCTTAGCCTCATCGAACTGGGAACGGAGAGACATCAGACGCTCGACAGTTACCTTGCGCTTGCCGCCCTCTTCGTCTCGTCCAGCGCCAGCAGGAATCTGCTGACCAATGGATACGTCGAAGCGCTCTGCACCCTCCTGAGTACGTACCGTTCGGTACGAGCCGGAGGTAGGACGGGCGAGCTTCAGAAGGTCAGAAGCCATGTCTAGTAGGCTCTCGTCGGCAGAGAGCTTGACAGCCTTCTTCTCTTCATCTGTAGCCTCTGGAATGGCACCAGCGCCAGCGGCCTGAGTCTCGAAAGCCTGGAGGGCGGCATCCGGGTTGTCCTGACCTGGGAGGATCGGGTTGCCCATAGCGTCCTTCGGCAGAGGCTTACCGTCTGCGTCGAGACCGTTGACCATGTTCTCGGATTCCTTCTCAATGGCCTCGCGAGCTTCGACCTCATCCCAGTCAATCTCAAGGCCCATGTCATCGGCCATCTTGATTTCTAGTTCACGGGTGAACTCAGGGGATACAGTCTCGGCGTTGGCGAGCGTCTTGAAGGTCTCGTAGATGAGAGACTTCTGCTCAGCCGTAATCTCAGACCACTGGAATGTCGGGTACTTTCCACCCGAGAAGTTCCAGTCGATGAGCGGCGGGATGATGTAGTGGTTGATCGAGTTGGCGATGTCGTCCATGATGGCCTGAAGCATCAGGAAGAACATGGTGTCGCCAGGCGTGCCGAACTTGACGAGAGTGTTGTCACTCTCGCCTGTACCTGTGTCAGAGTCGAAGAAGCCCGCAAGGATGGACTGAGCCATCATGTGGTTGTGGTGGTTGATGTAGTCCAGGAACGCGAAGGAACCGCTGTCCTTGAGGATTTCAACCTCAGCGTCCATCGGAACGAGCATCCACTGTGCCACGGCCAGGTTGGAGAGGTTCTGAGCGAACTGGCGCTTCTGAATCTCAGACATGTTGGTCGGGAACTTACCCACACGAGTACCCACGGCGGCACGCTGAGCGGCCAGGTGGGCGATGTAGTACATCTTGATCTTCTTGTCGTAGTGGTAGAACGCACTCTGGAAGAAGCTCACACCGTAGTACTTGCGCTCTTCCTCTTGAGCGGCGAAGTAGAACGCACGCTCGCGAGGGATCACGACATCGTAAGCCTTGCCGTTAGCGTAGGCGCGCTGACGGAAGCCAGCGAAGTGGCCATCCTCGTCCTCGATAACGGTGATGGTGTTTGGCTGGCGGTAGGCCATCTTCTTCAGGTAGTACTTGCCCTTCATAGGACCGTACGTAGAGTAGTCGTAGACCATCTCGAAAGGAGAGAACCCGTCGAACAGAGCCTGGAGAAGCTGAGCCATGAACCTGTGGAAGGTCACAGTCATACCACCGGATGCCGGTGGGAGGTTGAACTGGTGATCGATGAACTCTGCTTCTTCTTCTCCCCCATCGGCGGGGATGAAGGTGCTCTTGGAGAGAGCGGCACGCAGAGGGAGCGTGAGTAGACGATACAGAGCACGAGCCTGACCATCCAGACGGCGCATAGCGATTAGCTGGGATACAGAAGGACCCTGCTCTTCGGACTCGTCACGAAGAAGCTCTCGTAGCTCCTTGTCCTGGCGTGCCTTCTTTCCAAGGCCGTCGCTGAAGGGTACAGCAAAGGGCAGGTTTTGCTCCACACCGAGTTCGATGCCAAGCTCACTGTCCTTCGGCTTTGGGAAGGCGTTCGGGTTGTTAGCCGCGACCTCGCCTGCCTCAAGCTTGTTGTCTTCGTCGTCCTTACCAGCCATATGTTCCTCTATCCGGGAATCCTAGTGGCATACCCATCGGATCGCCCAACGTCTGCGATACGTCGTCCATGCCCTCTAGCGGGCTAAGCGCAGGACCCGTCATGAAGTATGCGCCTCCGACATCTACTATCGCGCCATCGGGGGATTCCTCTCCACCTACGACAATGGCACCAGCGATTGAGCAACAGAATGCGTCCGCCAAGTCCTTAGAGCCGTTCGGCGGATGATCTACCTTTCCGTTGTCAATTCTAGAAAGTGCCTCAAGCTCATTCATAAGTAGCTGATCGAATGGCATGCGTAGACGACCCTCAGATGCTACGTCCTTGAGGGACGACCATAGGGATGGATCACGGTCGGTAGATACCTTGTTTGACTCCACGCCCTGGGACGTGAAAATCTGAATAGTGTCCGCAGACTGGAAGCTGTCGAAAGTGAATAGGCTGATAGGGAATCCACGGTTCTGGAGTTCTTCAGCCAGCATTCGTACCCATCGAATCTGGATTTCGCGGGGAAGTGGGTCACCATTGGTGTCTCGTGCCTCAGCCTTAGCCTCGAACGAGATGGTGAAGTCATTGCGAATCAGAGGACGAACAATCTCCTTCTGATAGTTCGCTCCCTCATTGTCCACCAGAGTGGCGTCGAAGTGTTCCCACTTCTCGACGTGGCTCATAGCGATACCGGCACGGTCACCCTTGATAGCAAGGTCACCGTGGAGTGCGTAGCGAGCACCCTGGATCGGCTTGAAGTCAGGAGAGAAGTGGAAGATCGGCTCCCAGCCACGCACATTGCGGTGGTAGTGAGGGGAGTAGTAGTTCACCGGCTTGTAGTCGATGGTGAGAGGCATGACATCGTTATCCACGGCCAGCTTGAAGATGTCCATGTTGCGGAAGAACGGGTCGATAGCTCGGGAAGGCTTGCACTCGTACTTGGCGGCAGAACCTACAGGGTCCTTCTCATAGTCCTCGAAGAAGTCTTCCTTACCAGAGATACGGGGGTTGACATCCCAAGTAGCTAGGGGTCCGGAGACGTAGTGAATAGAGCGCGCGCCGTACTTCTCGTTCGACTCACGACCTTCTGTGGTCAACTGCTGGATAGTCGATCCAAGGTAGCGAGGGTAGGAAATGGCTACGCGCTTGTAGGTCTTCGGGAATCGAGTAGATGCGGAGGTCTTCAGCATTTCTAGAATCGACTCAGCGGATGTGGAAGCCTCACGGAGCTTCTTACCCGTTCCGACCATCTCATCCTTGGCCTTGAAGGCGTCAATCTCGTCAGCAACACCAAGCATGATGTTCAGACCTTCTTGACCTTCAGCGTCAGAGTGACCAGACACGGCGAAGATGTTCTTGTCGTACTCGATTTCACCCTGACGGATGATTGCCTTGCCCTTGAACCATCCCTGCTTGACGGCAGTGGTCATAGGCTTGAAGAACGCTCGGTTAGCCTGAGGAGCGTTAGCGGCAATGTTCAGAAGGTGAATGGAGTCAGTCTCAGGCATGTCGAAGTACAACTGCGGAGACTTGAGGCAGAGAAGTAGATATGCCACACGGAGCGAGGCCCAACGGCAAATGGCGTCCTTACCCGATCCCTTACCCCACTGGAGAGTGATAAGGTTAGCGCTAGGGATGTCCTGGCCCCAGTACTCACCGAATTCGAACTCTTCCGCCATGCGCGGATATAGGTCTGGATAGTAGACACGCTCGATTACCTGAATGGCGCGCGCTTGTTCAGGAGATAGCTCGACGTTCGTCTGACCGAGGAATTTGGGGTCTCGGATAAAGGTACGAAGGTCTACCGGCTCCTCGGCAAAGATAGAGCTTAGACTTCCCTCTTGGACGGTTTCTTCAGGCTCTTCGAAGAATTCCGCTAGGGTCTTAAAAGTGGACATACTACTATCTTAGCAGTACATTCGCCCAAATGTTCTACTTCTTGGCCTTTAGTGCTTCCCATTGTGCCAGAGCCTTCGCGGCCTTTGCACGAGTATCCGGATCAACACCATCCCCGCCCGAGGCCCACTTCTTGATGCGGCTGATGGCAATAGCAATTGCCTGCGACTTACTCTTTCCGCTCTTCATGATGCCTCGGGCGAGCTTACGAACGTAGGGAGGCAGGTTGCCGCCCTTCTTCTCGATCCAGTTGTTGTCTCCGGGCACTTCTGCCAGAGATGCGGAACTGGAGAGGGCGATGAACTGGTAATCAGACTCAGTTAGCATCGGGTACGTCCTCTGTTCCAGGCTGAGGCTTGTCGTTATCCTCAGGGTCTACTACAGGTCCTAGTGGTCCATCGGCGCGAGACTTCGTAGCGTCACGCTGAAGGCGCTGAGCCTCCTGGGGTCCTGTCTCACAATCACACTTGCCATTACACATACTGTCTCCTTAGAGGTCGAGGTTTGCGAAGTCCTCCGCGTATGCGCGGCGGAGTGCGGCCCGCTCGGAAGGATCAGAGATGAGCAGGAGACGGTTCTTTAGAATCTCCTGAACCTTCAGGACCATCTCGTTCATGAGCTTGTCATTGTGCTTCTCTAGGAGACGGTTGAACTGGTCAAGCATCGTCTGCCACGTAGAGATGTTCGCCTGGCGCTGACGATCAGACATGTCAGGGTCGTTCAGTTCCTGGTAGCGCATGTTGGCGTAGAAGTACGCGATTCGCTCCATGAGCGTGAACTGAGCGGCCTTCATCGGGATACCCTCAGCCTCCCTACGGAGTTGCCTTACCATTTCGTCATACCAGCCCTGAATGAGCGGGTCGGCGGCGATGTGCCTAGGCAGGACGAAGATGCCGTCTAGCGGGTTCGCTGGTGCGGCGTCTAGGTCACGTAGGGCGTCAGTCTCTTCACTCATATCTACTACTATCGCTCTTGGTACTCTACGGAGTCTAGGTGAGGAAGCCACCTGACAGCCTGTACGAAGTTCTCTGGGGTGCCGTGAACGCCGTGCACACCGATGTTCTGGACGCGGGAGAGGTACGGTCGCACACAAGACTTACCCAATCGCGGGAGGACACGAGTGTCTAGGTTCCAGTCCCATCCGGCCTGGAAGCCTGGAGATTCATTGAACGTCGAGTAGTCGTGGTCCCAGGTGTCTCGAATGTACTCGTCCCAGCGATCCTGCCAGGTTCCCCACACCCACGGAGAGAAGGACTGAGTACGCTCGATGTCGCTTGCTCCACCTACAAGGTTAGCCGGTGTGAAGCCGATGACAGCGGCCACGTCCTGATCGTCTCGGTAGTGCTCTGCGGCCCACTCGAAGTACTCTAGGATGTCGTCTGTAACGAGCAGATCGTCCTCAGCGCGGACGACGAACTCGGAGAACTGGAAGAGGTCATTGAACCCTACCCAAGGGTGATGAAGGACGCCGTAGACCTGAGGGTTGACGATGACCTGGATGTGCTCGTGCTCTAGCTCTTCGATGATGTATAGATGCTCGGGAACGTAGTCGCTCGGCTCTAGGCGGATGACTACCTTCCAGTCGTAGAAGCCGCGCACCATACGCCAGGAGTTCATCACTTCTCTGAAGTATCCCGGACGGTTAGCGGCTGTGATGAACAGAGTCTTACGCATCCTCTTCCCTCATTTTAGCTTCGAGGTACTTGAGAAATGGTTCTACAAGGGATTCTCCTGCACTATTTCCCGCCGCCTCTACTGCGGGCAGAGCACGGGCCAAATTCTCTTCGGCGGACAGCTCAGTGTCCAAGGTAAAGGTAGCGACTCCGATGGACTCTTCCGCCATTCCCAAGATGCTGAACTTCATGATAAAGGTTTCTTCAGACTTCATGATGTGTGTTGCCCTCGATGTAGTTAGTGCGCTGGTCTTTTTTGTGACCCCAGTGGTGGACGGCGATGGCATTTTCTGGATACTCGAATCCAGTAGCGTCCCCACCGGCCTCGATCTGCTTCCAGTGTACGGAGTTGAATGTGCTCTTCGGAAAAATCAAGAGACGTGGGTTGTTGGCGTCCGCATGGTAGAAATCGGTGAGATAACCAGGACCGGTAGACATCACCATCTCATCGTAGGGTCGAGAGAAGTAGCGAGCAGGTAGTCCAGCCAGAAGGTCTACCCAGAAGCTATCCTGGGGCTGTGGAGCGCCGATAGCGGCGTTGACGATGCGCCAGTCCTCTTCGTTCTCGTAGCTCGCCCACGGGGATTCTGGAAGCCTGCCTTCAATGGGAGAGACAGGCTCCATGTCACAGTTTACGTAGACTCCCCCGAACTCGCGGATGAGGGCGTATCCAACAACATCTGCAACTTGAACGTGGAGTTCGATGGAGTCGTTTCCGGCGTCTCGCTCGTATAGGTGATTGAACACATCTGCGAGGTCGGGCCACAATTGAATGATTTCTTCACCATGATCTAGGACCACCCATCCGGGATTGAGGTCTTCCCATTTCTGGCCGTACTCTTTGTAGGCCTCAGGCATTTCGTTAGGCCCAGACCAATACCTATGGATGATCCTCTTTTGACTCATGACTGTAGTCTATCCCACTCGCGGTAGTATTCGACTGTTTCTCGAATACCGTCCTCCAGCTTGATAAACTCGTCGGGATCGATTCCGTACTCCTTGAGATGCCTCAAAGTGATGAGGTTCGCCTTGACGATAGCGCCCTCAACTTCACCTGGACGCATCTTCAGATCGACAATCTTCGACTCAGACTCGGCCACCTTGACGACCAGTTCTGCAATGTCCTTGACGGTGTACTTATCCCTCGGAGGACCTACCTCGAAAGAGTCAGACTGGTAGGAGGGGTCTCGGGGGTTCCACAGAGCGCCGTGATCCTCAGTGTACTTCAGCGCGGCTACAAAGACCTTGGCTACGTCGCGCACGTGTACGCAGTCACTGATCTGTGTACCGCCACCGTAAACCTCAATATCCATTCCAGTGATGGCGCGCATGACGAAGCTCGGCATGATCTTGCGGACCTTGGAGGAGCCGAACGGATAGGCTACACTCTGTCCGGGGCCATAGGCGTTCACCGGTCGCACGACGTTGATCTTTGCGCCGCGATTCTTGATGTACATTTTGGCGAAGTCTTCGACTGCCGTCTTGGTGATCGTGTACGTGCCGCCACCCTCTGTACGCATCCAGTGGTTGCCCACACCGGCATACACGACAGGAATCTTGTACTGGGTTGCGGCCTCGAAGACGTTCAGACCACCGATGATGTTCGTCTCAGCGGCGGGTCGTGGGTTCGTGATCGTCTCCTGGGTACCGAGAACGGCGGCTAGGTGAATGATGCCATCCACGTGTGCCGCCGCTTCCGTTACTGCCGTGGCGTCTCGAATGTCCCCGTGGAAGTACTCCACGGCGCGAGGGCCTAGAGGGTCCATCACCTGTCCGGGTAGTGAGTGGTCGAACACCATCACCTTGTAGCCGTTAGCTAGTAGCTCGGTAATGATGTGACCACCGATGAAGCCTGAGCCTCCGGTCACGAGAATCTTCTTAGCCATCTATCTCTCCTAGAGTTCTGCCAGAGTAAGTTTACGCCCTTCTTCAGGTGCAAGTGCCACAACTGGTGCCTGCTTTGTTACAGGCGGGACAAGCTGGCGACCCTGAGTGAAGATGTCCGTGATGAGGACAAGAGCTAGATCAAGGTTACCACGTGGATCACTCGATGCACGCACACGTGTTCGAAGGTCCCACAGCATCTTCATACCGGCGACGATGCGCTCGGACTCCAGATGCAGTGCGATGGTCTTCAGCTTGGCGGTAGTCTCTTCCTTGTGAGTTGATCCGCCACCGGACTTCAGGATCAGCACGTCCTTGAGAACTGTCGTCAGCATGCCTGCAAGCCTGGAAGGATCAGGCACGCGCTCAGAGAGTTCGTCGGTAACCTTGAAGACGTAGGAGTGGTCTCCGGAGAGGAGAGCCAGAACAAGGTCTGGGGCGACCTCTACCTCTCCTGACATCTCCATGAAGGTCTCCTTGTCGGAGATGCCTGCCTTCCAACACTGATCCAGCATCATGATCGCGTCACGGGCTGATCCATCGGCTCTGTGCGAGATGTAGTTCAGAAGCTCGATGTCAGCAAGGATTCCTTCGACGCTCTGGATGTATGTCAGTCGGTCGAAGATGTCCTTCGGGCTGATCTTGCGGAAGGTGAATTCCATCAGACGGCTCTTCACGGTCTCGGGAATCTTGTCAGGCTCCGTGGTGACCAGGATGAAGATTGTGGCCTCTGGACCCTCTTCCAGGGTCTTCAGGAGGGCATTGAAGGCCTCCTTGGACATGCTGTGAGCCTCGTCATAGATCACGACACGGTATTCTCCACCGCTGGAGTAGCGGAGGGAGTCGATCATCGCTCTAACGTCAGCTACAAGACCGTGGGAAGCGGCGTCAACCTCGATAGGCTCTCCAGCATCCAGGACACTTGCCAAGATGCGAGCCGTGCTGGTCTTGCCGCTACCCCTCGGGCCTGTGAAGAGAAGACCTGAAGGCACATCACCTGAGGTCACCATCCTGTCCAGGACGACGGCGGTGATGCGCTGTCCGATGACCTCAGCAAACGTCCGTGGACGGTACTTGAGGGCTAGGACTTCAGTCATTTTCTTCTATTCACTCTCTCGATCGTTCAGGATGTCAATTAGGATCAGGTCTAGTGCCGCTTCAGCGCTCATCGCATGACCGTAGAAGTGCTCAAAGACCTCGTGCATGATGATCGAGCATTCAGCGCAAGCTCCGCGCTGGTCGGCCTCTACGCAACTTAGGTGCGCCCCCAGATGTAGCGCTCGCTCGATCACTTTGCGGGGAGTGTTCTGGGTTACTTGGGTAGTAGTGCTCATACTCTATGTATACGCCTCAAAGGTCTTCGTCGTCAGACTGGAAAGCGTCTGCCGGGGCGAACACGTACACCGAGTATCCAGGCTGTTCTTCCAGAGGGGTAATCTTCACGATCATGCCACGAGACATGGCGATGAGGTCTGCCTGTTGCTTCCACTTGTCTCGGAGGATGAGGGGAGGAACGATCAACCCGGCCATGTCGGATAGGGTAAGTCGTGCGTCTAGGATTCCCAGATGCCATCCTGCTCCGAATGCCTCGTCGTCATACTCTCCACCGTGCTTCTGAGTGAGCACGAAAGGCATGGTGGTTACGTCGTCATCATCGAAGTCCATTACTTCCACAGACCCTTCTCACGGGTACCGCGATTGACGATGGCTACTCCGTGCTCGAACTTCTTGCGGAACACGCCGTTATAGACCTCTACTGGTCCCATGTCGGCAAGCTGTTCGATGATACGAGCCTGTGCCCTCTTATAGGTTCTCTTTGTGAACTTCATCAGTACCACCCCTCACTGCTCTCTTCGGTTTCCGCGATGACTTCCCACGGCCCATACGTGACCGTGCGCTTCATGACCAGCCCTGGACGCCCGGTAATATCTTGGTTTCCGTGCATACGGATGGCCTGAAGGCCATACTTGATCTGATCTTCTTCAGTCGCGCGGGCAGGACTGTAGAGATGGATGCGCTGGGGCTTGTACTCGCTGTTCTCCGGGTCGTCAGGACGCTTGGGAATCCACCGAGCGTCATAGTCGTAGACATCAAAGTCGGCTACGTACTCGACGTGAGCCGTCTCCTCGTCCATACTGCCGAGCACGGTATCCGGGCCGCTGATGACACGTCGAGTCTTCTCTTCCAGCCCTTTGCGTCTGCGGGGAGGCGTAGAAACGCTCGGCCCGTCAGACATCTCGCTCAGGTAATGTCCCATTACAGTGTCTCTACTTTCGTCTTTCCGTTCACCGCTGTGAAGCGATACACGGCATCTGCGTACTCTCCGAACACGGGCTGGTGAGTCACCATCACGATCTGGATACCGGTCTTGTCTACAAGCTCACGTAGGAACTCTCCCACGCCCTCCAGGTACTCGTCGGACACGTGAGCGAACGTCTCATCCAGGATCAAGATATTGTCCTTGTCCTTGCCGTTCTTCAGCAAGAGGATGACCACACGGAGGAGGAATCCGATAGTAGCCGCGAGTCCACCGCCACGAGCATCCATCACCGGCGTGTCCACGATACCGCCATCAGCGAAAGTGGTACGGACGACAAAATCGACGTTTGCGGCCTTCGCCTTGACGGACTGGATGATGTGGAAGCTGAGGGAGTCATCGAAGATTTGCTGTAGGCCACGGGTGACCAACTGCTCAATGGTGTCCTGTGCCTTCAGTTGACGTTCCTCACCGATGGAGTTCAAGACCAGTCCGGCCTTGTCCAGGTGGGTAATCTCCTTCTGGAGGGAGTCGATCTGCTCCTTGACTTCCTTGGCTCGTGTGAGGGTCATACGTGCCTCGACCTCAAGCTCTTGAAGCTCTCGGGTCTTGGTAGCGACACGCCTCTCCAAGGTCGTCAGATCAATCATGGTACCCCATGATGCCCTCGTACCCAGGGTAGGAACCCTTGGATGTCCTCCACATGCCGTACCTCAGGAAGCCTGCGAAGAGGAAGACGTAAACCGCGAAACTGTAGATTCCTTCGAGGTTCATCTGTCGATCCAAGTCATCATGATCTTGCCGGTCTCAGGAGTGGTATCACCAAGATTGACTTCCAGAGGCTCGAAGCGGAACTCCGGGTCTTCCAGCATGTCCTCGCGACGGACGGTACGGAACCATCCTGTCTTCACTGCGGATACCCCACCGTACGGCATAAGCTCGCCCGTGGTCTGGTAGTCGTAGAGGTTGGCGTACATCAAGAAAAGCTCTGGCTCGATGGCACCATATCCATAGAGACCTTCACCATCCTCTGCCTCAAAGATGGGAAGCTGGAGGTTCTTCTCCAGAGTCACCTTGAAGATGTCTTCGGTGATGTCCACCGGAACCCACTTAAGGTAGTCCGGGTAGTTTTCTACATAATCGTATTCTAGGTTCGTCATCAGATATCCAACTCCTGAGCCTCGTGTGCCCATTTCTCAAGTCGCTTCATTGCCCACGTGTGATCTTCGTCAGCGATGAAGACTGCATTGATAGGGTAACCACCCTTGGTGATGGTGACCTCTACTTCGTAAAAGTCAGGCACGGCCATCAGATAGCCTCTACGACGATCTTGACGTGGTAGAACTTCTCTTCCTCGCCATCCTCATCGTAGGAGATGGCTTCGAGAAGCACTTCACTATCACCGGGACCAAAGATCGGACGCTTGAAGGAGTACCACACGTAGTCACTGCTCGTCTCCAGTGCATCCACGATTTGTCCTACAAGTCCGTCGATAGACGGGTAGACCTTGTTGTTGTGGTCGAGTTCGTTGTCGCTCATAGTCCATGTATACGCCTCAGGCGTGGAGTGGACAAGCACGCGGACACACCCGTGCCTCGCGCACGCTAGAAGTACTAGCTTATTCTTCATTTTCGATGTTGAGACTGGATATTGGATAATGCCCCCCTACCCCCCACGCACGAAGCGTTGAGCAGGAGACACCATTGTCATCCAACTCTTCAGGAGTTAGGGAGGCACCATCACAGTCTCAACTCGGATGAAGGAGGGTTTCTAGCTCAACTTCATTTTTCGAGAGGCATCAACTATGGAGTGATTGGAGTCGGTTTACGACAGCCCCCGCCTTACGGCAAGATCGATCATACACCCCGATTCGAGGTCACGGCCCCAACCGGCACAAAAATGTCCCCAGAGCTAAGGCGGGGACCAATTGCTCTGGGGACAGTACCTAGTGTAGCACACGATTTGACATGAAGCGCACGTAAGCGTATAACTAGATCATGACACTCGATGAACTGAACCATGCCGTGCACCGGTTGCACACCGCGCGCCTGCTTCAGCATAGGTACCTTCTCGATGTACTCAATCAGGAGAAGCATCTGAAAGAAGTACTTGACATCGGAGAGCACGATCTGGAAGACTACATGGTGAGGTTCGGTGGAACCTACATCGTCATCACATCTAAGGAGCAAGCATGACCACGACGACATCCCCTCTTCTTCACGAGGGACAGGTTCTGACCCTGAAGCACAACATCTCGGGACAGTACATCGGGGGCTACTACGGCCACACCACGATCCCTTCGGACACTGAGGTCGTCATCCAGAAGGTCGGCAAGCAGTCCATCTGGGTACGTGGAGTAGAGCAGAACTATCCCAACATGGCGCGCACACTGCCCATCTACGTCGATCCCTCCGACAACGAAGCCCTGGACACCTACTTCAACGAAGTCGATCCGAACGCTCCACGTCCTCGTCGTATCGGTGAGGCCCCTGAGGGAGCAATCTCCGTCGATGATCCTCGTATCGCCTGGATTTGGGAAGATGCCGCTCGGGTGGCTACCAAGTCGGGTCACTGCTCTGAGTACGACAAGCTCTGCGACGAGCTTGGTGCTCCGGGTCGTGAGCGTTCCTTCACCGTCAAGCGCAACGTCAACGGCTTCGATGTCTCGAAGAAGTTCAAGGCTCGCTCCAAGAAGCTTGCTGAGGCGATGTTCGACGCCGAGCTTCCCTCGGTGGTGAATGCATGATCTTCTGGATCGTTCTCGCTCTTGTCATCGTCGCATTCGTCCTGACAATCATCTTCAGTGAGGACCCCGAGTTCACTGCCCCCGCAACACTCTTTACCGGCGCTATCGTCCTGGTAGTCGTCTGCTTCATCGGACTCTTCAACCCCGGTCGTGGAGTCATGGTCGCTGAGGAGAAGGTCAACCTCGCCGCTGTCGCATCGAAGGACGGGATTCAGGGCGTAACGCATGGGGGCATCTTCGTGGTCTCCGGGTACGTGTCAGATCGCTCTACTCTCTCCTACATCGTTGAGTACGAAGACGGAGGGTTCCACGCGGATCGTGTTGGTAGTGACCGGGCCGACATCTACGAGGACGAGCAGGACCAGCCTTACCTTCTCAAGCAGACTTGGGATTGGTACGCAGACTTCTGGGTTCCGTGGAACGTTCAAAGTGCTGACTGGTACGAGTTCCACGTTCCGAAGGGTTCTGTGACCACGAACCTTTACGAGGTTTCCCCTTAATAACAACTCCCAAGGGTGGCATATCTTACCACCCTTGGGAGTAACATAGTACTGAGGTACACATTGTCAGATAGAGACCCAGCGTTCGAGGACGCTATCGAGGCCTTTGAGGAGAAGTTCTCCCAGAGGTTCCCCAACCACGTCCTGGCTAGCTATGGTGGCTCTCTCCTTGACTACATCATGGGCAATGTCCAAACAGCCGTCGCAGATGAGATTATCCTCATGCTGGAGACGTGGGGACAGACCATGAAGGAAGCTCAGGCTTCTCCGAAGCTCTCCAACTCTACGGAAGAGCGCGACTGGAAGGTAGCTGAGGCTCATCTTCTTGATCTGATTTCTGAGGTACGTCAGTACCGTACCCGTGGCGCACACGGCCACCACTCGACTCACACCGGCACTATCACTCTGCCGATCCCTACCCAGGAGTAATTCCTTGTCTGGAAGCACTAACGTCCCTCAGCGCCCCGGAGCTACTGCCGCCGAACTGAAGGACATCATCGCCAACTCCTCCGTACGAGTTATCTGCGTGGGAGACATTCACCTAAGCGACCGTCCGCCGTCCTCGTGCTATGACACGTACACGGACGATATTCTCGAAATGCTCAGCTTCGTCGCCAAGCTAGAGAAGGCTTTGAACGCTGACGCCGTGACGTGGGCTGGAGACATCTTTCACCACAAACAGCCTTCCCGAACGAGCCACAGCACCGTCCTGAAACTTATGAAGGTAGCTCAAGAGTATAGGACTCCTCCACTTGTGGTTACTGGCAACCATGACATCACTAGCGACCGTCTAGACTCTCTAGAGAAGCAACCGCTGGGAGTACTTTATGAGTCCGGGGTGCTTCATGAGCTTTCGGGATGGCATCCCAGCATCCCCGTCTGTGGCATCCCGTGGCAACAACGCTGGCTGTCTCCTGGAACTATTGAGGAAGCCTTTTCCGAATGGAGAGGCGGATTCCCTCACGGGTATCATTGGGGAAATGACAAGTCCCTGGCTGTCACCCATGCTCCGATCTACCCGCCCTCTGTCGCTGACAATGTGATGTTCGAGCTTCTACCTCTCCCAGAGGTCAGCGAAGCTATGGGCAACGCAGGGTACCTGTACTACGGTCACATCCACGAGCCTCACTACAAGTTCGAAGTCGATGGTGTCGAGTACGCCAACATGGGTGCCATCTCGCGCGGATCGCTACACGAGTACAACCTGGCCCGCAAGATTCAGGTAGCACTATGGACACCCGAGCACGGTTTCGTGCCCGTAGACATCCCCCACAAGCCCGCCAGTGAGGTATTCAAGCTGGTCGAGGCACAGGAGAAGAAGGAAGTCAAGATGGATTTGGACAGCTTCCTAGATGAAGTAGGGTCAGCAACACTGGACATCTCTTCCACCGGTTCGATCATCGAGCATGTCAGGCGTATGGATATTGAAGAGCCTGTAAAAGCTGTGAGCATCGAACTTCTGGAAGAGGTAGCCCCGTGAGCCATCGTACCCCTACGAAGACTGACTTCTCGGATGACTTCCGAGAGAAGGCGGCATGTAGAGATGCTGTCACCGCCGAACCATCCCTAGCTACAGCCTGGGACAACATCGACGCAGGTACCTGGGAAGAGGACGAATACGTTCCGGACCCGCAGGCCCTAGTCGCCAAGAATATCTGCTATGCCTGCCCCGTGCGCGAGCTATGCCTACGTGACGCTCTGTCCGACAACGAAGCTGAAGGTATCCGGGCAGGATATCGCTTCGAGCGTGGTTATGTCTCTAGGGACGATGCTCGCAAGATTCAGAAGGAGTTCAACCTACGTGCCAAGGTACGTAAGGTGGCGCAGGTAGTGTATGTCAAGGATCACCAAGTGCAAGAATTGCGGACGAATGACTGACATCAAGATTAGCTGGAGTGGCCTACGCACGCACATGGAGTGCAAGCAGAAGGGCTACCTTCAGCGTACCGGCAAGAAGGCCAAGATGGAGAACCAGCGCGTGTTCTTCCCTGGCACCGTCACCGACCGCGTTGTGCGTGATTGGCTCGCTGACGACCCGTACAGCAACCCCGGACTCATGGTGGACATGGTTGAGTCTGTCGTTCAGCGTGAACAGGATGCGCTTGAGGAGAGAGGCAAGCAACTCCGCTGGAAGGACGACAAGGACCGCGATAGCATTATCAAGGACTGCCAGGATGCCGTTCGTACTATCGAGCCAGACCTGAATGAGCTTGTCCTGCCCTACGAGTACGACGTGGACTTCAGCTTCAAGGCTCCGCTGATGGCTCCTCACCCGAGCGGTGAGATGTCCCAGATTCTTCTTATTGGTTTTATGGACATCATCGTGCGTCGTCCCCAGACTCTAGAGCTTCCGGCTCAGTGGGCCGTCTACGACGTGAAGCACACGAAGGACAACTACTACTGGAAGAAGACCAAGGGGCAACTGTCTTTCTATGATCTTGCAGTCGATGTTATGTTCGAATCTCCCACCTTCGAGGTAGGTCTGCTTCAGCCTCTCTGCAAAGAGACTCAGAAGCTGTTCACACTCGGAGACCAGGACAGGACGATCCTTGAGACTCACGTCCTACAGATGGCTGATGACATCTGGCGCAACAACATCGAGCCGGATGCTCCTATCTCTGCATGCTCGTGGTGCAATGTCAAGCACGCTTGCTCCAGGTTCACACCGGTGAACGGCAACAGCGGTAACAAGCGCGTCAACTTGTTCTGAGACACCCCGAGGCGTAAACATAGACTATGAGCACTGACATCCAATCTCGACTAGCTGACATTAAGGCGCGGATCGCCAAGGCCTCTCAGGAAGAGGCACGTAACGATGTCCTCCGCGAGCGCGCACAGGCGGAGCAGGAAGAGGCTCAGAATCTTCTCAGGGAGGAGTTCGGAATCTCCTCTGTCGATCAAGCAATCTCTCTTCGTGCTGAGTTCGAGGAAAAGCTTCTGGAGAAGGTCGCCGCCACCGAGAAGTCGCTTGACGACTTGGGGGCCTGATGACCGATCTTCTTGATCTGTCAGAGCGAGAAGACGAGCTAGTTCCGGAGATTCTTCCGGTAGATGCTCGTCTTTCGTTCTCTGCACAGGCATATAGCCTCGTGGCTCTGTTCTCCAGCGCCGTGGAAGTGACTCCGGCCAAGGAAGTCATTCCGAACACGACATATGTGCTCCTAGAGGCATTCGATGGCAAGAATACCGTTGAGGTATCTGCCACTGATGGCGAACGTGCCATCACAGTGGTGGGTCCTGCCGTAGTACGTATGTCCGGTGATGTTCTTCTTCCTGGCAAGCGCATGCTTGATATTCTCAAGCTCGCTCCTGAGAACACCGTCCGTATCGACGTCATTGGAAGAACGGCCACTGTGCGCTCTGGTCGCGCTGTATGGACTGTGAACACTCCTCCCGTCGAGGCTACCCTGCCGGTCTTCACTCCGGACGACGACACGCAGTGGGAAGTCTCTGACGTAGATCGAGATGAGCTTCTGAATGCGTTGGAGCTTGTTCTTCCTGCCGTAGCTCGCACGACCGCGAGACAGTCCCTGATGCAGGCTGAGGTCTCCAAGTCTCAGATCACTGCATGTGATGGCGTGCGCGCTCACAAGGTCACGGTGCCTTCCCTGGACAAGCTCTTCAAGTCCACCTTCCCGCTGAGGTTCATCGAGACGGCTATCAAGGAGCTTCGAGCTTCCAGCGAGCCTACGGTTCAGATTCGATCCAGCCACTCGACAGTATCGCTGTCTCTGGGTGACACTCGGCTGTACACTCAGCGACTGAACTTCGAGTTCCCTGCCGTGAATCACCTTGTGCTCGGTCCTGCTCTCCAGAATGAGGAGAAGCTGATCGTGAACCGTGACGAACTCATTTCGGCTATCAAGCGCGTGCGAGTCAACGCTGATCCGGAGTACTCTGCTCTGTTCCTGTCCGTGCGACAGACTAAGGGCGAGTGGACTGTGCTCGTGCGCGCAAGGGATCGTAACGGTAACGCTTCTCAGGAAGGCATTGCGGCAGAGTACATTGGTCCTGCCACTCAGAAGGACCTTGCGCTGAACCATCGCTACCTTCTGGAGTTCCTGTCCTGTGTACATGGACGCGAGATTGAGCTTCGACTGGGTGAGTCCACGAAGAACAAGCAAGCACCGATCTACCACGAATCCGAGCAGTTCGTGGGTTCTCTGATGGTCATGGCTCCCAATTTCGTGAAGTAAGATGGACATATGAGCGATACCTACCGGGGATACCCGACTCCAGAAATCATCCATGTCGAGCCGTACTACTGGATCGTTGACGACAGGTTCGGAGAGCACAAGGGCTACACGCCTGAGATTGCCCTGATGTACTGGAAGCTCCGCGTAGATGTGGAGATTACCGAAGATGCGATTCAGATGGGTCTCATCGACCGCGAGGGTGACAACGGCGAGATGGGATGCCTGGAATGTGGTCTGTTGATCCATGACGTGGCTATCCACCTGAACTGGCATCGCAAGCACTGAGCTTGACAAACTCTGGGTTCGGGTATATACATGAGTTATGACTATTCCCTACCTTCCCGCACTGACAAGAGTGCCGTCGTTCCTCAAGAACGACTTCGTACAGGCGGCGATCATCTCGATTGTCGCGACCGTTCTCAGCTTCCTCATCGCCACGTGGGCGGGATGGATCACCACTCTGAATGGATTCGAGGTCGGAGCGACGGCACTTAACTATGCCAGCTTCTATCTCTCGGTGAAGCGCCGCCGCTGGTTCTACATGATCGGTGCCGCCGCATCCGCCCTGTTCATCGTGACGTACCTTCAGGCAAACCTTCTGGCATCCGCCTTCCTGTCGTCGTACCTCGCTATCGCACTCTTCGTCGGTTTCTCGATGTGGGGTAAGGACTCCAAGCCGAAGCTCCAGGTCGAGCACATCAAGCCCAAGTTGATCCCGCTGTACCTCCTGGTCACTGCCGCCGCATACGGTGGAGCAGTGCTTGGTGTCTCCCTTCTCGGCGGTACCTTCGCATTCTGGGACAGCGCCATCCTCGTCTTCACCCTTCTGGCACAGTTCATGCTCGACCGCAAGAAGCTGGAGAACTGGTGGGTCTGGATCATCGGTGTGAACCTCGCCGGTACCGTTCTGTACTTCACGAGCGGTCTGTACTTCGCCGCCATCCAGCAGTTGGTGTTCGGCATTGCCTCGGTATGGGGTTGGTGGGAGTGGCAGAAGGCGTACAACCGTCAGAAGTCGATGACCAACCACCCTGCCGGTAAGGCCATGCGCGAGGCCGTGGAGAAGAAGGCACCCAAGTGGAAGCCTGCCATCCCCGCCAAGTTCAACGCCCTCCGCTGATTTGACAGCGAACCACCCTTCACCTAGGATTAAGACATGACCAATGCACTTGTAGTAGTAGATGTACAGAAAGACTTCGTGGAGGGCGGTTCGCTTGCCGTCGCAGGAGGTCAGCAGGTAGCTGACAACCTCGCCGCCGCAGTGATCCCCGTGTTCGAACTTCAGGGCCACTTGGTCCTTTTTACCGCCGACTGGCACATCCAGCCCGGTAGCCACTTCTCGGATGAGCCTGACTATCAGGACTCTTGGCCCGTCCACTGTGTCGCTGGATCGGATGGAGCAAGCTTCGCCGCTCCTCTGATCGATCTGGATGACCAGGATGATGTCCGCGAGCGGGTTTTCATGAAGGGGCAGTACGAGGCGGCTTACAGTGGCGCTGAGGGCAAGAACTCTCACGGTGTAGGACTCGTAGAGGCGCTGAAGTACTTCGACGTAGACACGGTGGATGTCGTGGGAATCGCTTACGACTACTGTGTCTTCCACACGGCAAAGGACCTCGCTCAGGCGGGGTTCAAGGTGAACGTTATCAAGGACTTCACCGCATCCGTTCACCCCGAGCGTGATGAGTACGTGACTGAGGACCTGGAACAGTTTGGCGTCAAGGTCTACGATGGCCGCGAATGGGCAAAGGAGAAGTACGGCAATGACTAAGAGCTACGTGCTGATGACAGCACTTCCGCCCACGCTGGGACACCTTGACCTCATCAAGTTCGCTCACATGCTTACTGGTCGGGTTGAAGTCATCCTGAACACTCAGCCTGACGAGCCGTACTATGAAGAGCGCTTCGAGTCCCTGGTTCTCGCGGTCGAAAAGATCAGCGACATCATCACGGTTCATCGCATTCACCGCGAACTTCCTCAGGAGCCAGAGGATGACCCAGGATTCTGGGACATGTGGGTTAGGTTCCTGAATGACCACGGGTTCGAAAAGGGAGACTACATCGTAGCTTCCGAGATGTACGGCAAGAAGCTGGCAGAAGTTGCTCGCGGCGTGTTCATGCCTTACGATCTTCATCGTCAGGTCCGCTACACCAAGGGCACTGAAGTACGAAAGGATTGGTTCGGGGAGTGGGATCAGATGATCCCCGAGTTCCGCGTCCTTCTTCAGAAGACGGTTACCATCTTCGGTGCCGAATCTACCGGCAAGACCACTCTCACCAATGAGTTGGGAAAGCTCTTTCGTGAATCCACGACACTTCCTGAGTGGGCACGTCCCTATCTGGAAGCAGTGGGTTCCGAACTGACGGTGGCAAAGATGGATGCCATCTATCTGGGACAGAAGGCCCTCCAGGAGGCCACGTTCGACACCGCTCTGAAGCCTCTGGTGATTCAGGATACGGACCTCTTCTCGACCCTGGGGTACTGGCGGAACTGGGACCACTGGAGCGTTCCTGGGAGGCTGGATATGCACGCCAGTCTGCTTCGTAGTGACCTTTACATCGTCACCAAGTCGAACATTCCCTTCGAGGCCGACCCTCTTCGGTATGGAGGGGACAAGCGCGAGCTTGACGATCAGTACTGGATCAACATTCTGGAGGAGTTCGATCTTCCTTACGTCGTTCTCGATGAGGATGACCTGAAGGGTCGTCTGACTGCCGCCGTGGACATCATCAACAACACCCTCCTCTACCAGGAACCACTCACCTATCAGCGCCGTGGAAAGGAATACGAAGCACAGGCTTGACAATAGCCGTACGTGCACGTATAAATAGAACTATGGAACCTACCATTCTCTCAACAATCATCTGGGGTGTCATCTGGCTCTTCGTCGGACACGCCATCACCGGAATCATCTTCTGGGTCACTGTCATCTCTGGTGGACTCATCGGTGCCTCCAAGAGCAAGGGTCTCGATGACAACACAGGTGTCGGCCTCCTCGGAGGAGCGCTCATCGGTTGGGTGCTCGGTGTCGCCTGGGAAATTTTCGTTGTTATCCAGATCGTCATTCACGTCGTCACTTTGATTCAACTTATCGCCGCAGGAGCCTAATTTCATGAATAAAGTAACCAAGATCGCCGCTGGCGCGATTGCGTTCGCCGCTGTAGCTGTTGGCCTGGCGGGATGTAGCAGTCAGTCAGATACTGCATCCTACAACCTCTCCAAGGATGCGGACTCTTTCGAGATTAACCGCAAGGTAGTTTTTCACAACGATCTGAACGACACCTACCTCTTCGAAATCGAGGGCCGTTGCGCTCTCGGTAACGATGACCCGGAGAATCAGACCACCGTAATCTGCAAGATCGGTGAGGACAAGTACGTTAAGGAAATCTTCCGCATGGGAGACAACGTTTCCGTGACGGCGATTCAGACCGAGCCTTCGGATGCGGACCCGTATCACTATCAGGTGATTTTCCGCCCGGAGACAATCATTCCGAACATCGAGCTTCAGACGAGCGCCGATGATGACGATGAGGACGACGAGAAGTGATGATGATGAAGTATCAGTACCGCTGGGAGTTCATCACCGGCATCGTGTTCCTCGTCCTGTGGATCGGTCTGGCGCTGTTCAGCGTTTACTCCCTCTTCCTCAACCTTCAGGTCGGTAGCCTGTTCGCCATCCTGAACGGACTTCTGATCGTCTGGAGCGTGTGGAATGCCAACAGGTTCCGCAAGGAGATTCAGGACTACCTCGCCCGGAAGAAGGTAGGCGATGTCGCTTCCTAAGCTCCACATCCTCGTAGACGCGGACGGTACCCTCTATGACTGGGGGTACCGTTGGGATGAGATTCTGAACGAGAAGGCTCCGCATCTGCTCAACATCCCTCGGGCTGTCGATCAGAGGAGCTTCAACCTCCGTCTGAACCTCACTCCTGAGGAAGCCGCAGTGGTGGATGAGGTATTCAACCACCCAGGCTTCTACGGAGAACTGAGGACCCTTCCAGGGTCTCAGGAGGCCATCGCCAAGATGATCGAGCAAGGTCATCACGTGCAGATCGCCACCAGCCCGTGGTGGGACAACCCCACGTGTCTTCAGGACAAGGCAGACTCCATCGAGCGTGACTTCGGCATCCGCAAGAGCATCGTTTTTGCGAATGACAAGACCGGCCTCCGTGGTGATGTGCTGTTCGATGACAAGCCTGGAATCACCGGGCACTACGAAGAGCCTACGTGGACTCAGATTCTCTACGATCAGCCGTACAACCGTGAGCTTCAGCTTCCACGCATCACGGACTGGTCGCAGT